TCTCGCAGGTTCGGGGCGTTGGCGCGCCCCGTCCCCCGCCTTTTCGGGCGGGGCGGTTTTCAGGAAGCCGGTGTCGCCGGCATCGGGGTTTCGTCGCCGGCGGCATCGACGCTCATCTGCCGTCCGTCGCCATAGGTTCGGGTGTGGGACAGCAGCGATCCGTCGGGTTTCACGTTGCGGATATCCACGACGACGGTCTGGGCCATTTCGGCTTGGGTCGGTGCTGGCGGCGGCGGGTTCGCGGTTGCCCAATCGGCATCGACCTGAGCCAGCGCCTGGGCCAGGGTCATCGTGCCGGCGATATAGCCCGGGACTTTGTAGGCCAGCGCAAGCCGGTCGGTTGCTGAAAGCATGTCTGGAGCCTCACAGGATGTCGTAGGTCAGAAAGACGTTGCCCTGGTTTGTGCTGTAGGGGCCAACCGCCAGATACAGGGTCAGCCCCGCCGGCACGAACAGGGGCGATTGCAGCGAGGAGCCCGTGCCTCCGGCGAAGAATTCCCGCTTGCTCGTGTCCCTGTTGCTGGCCGGGGGGGTCGCGTCGGCGTAAAGCGCATACACGGCATCGCTGTTGGCCATCCCGGTCGTGCGCACCCACACCCCGTTGGGGTTGTTCGCGGCCGGCACGCACGCGATCACCTGTGCCGAGGACAGCACCAGCACGTTCGTGGAACTTCCCCCGACTTTGTAATCGCCCTTGGAAATCGGCATGGTCGCCAGCCCTATGGTGGCCGCCGTGACGGCGGCGGTGTTGTCGGTGCCGGCCGCCACCAGGGCGGCCGAGGCGATCGGAATGACCCCGGCCTGGCCGATGCCGGCCGTCCCCGGCACCTGATTGCCGAGTTGGAACTGGCCGCCCTGGGCGGTGAGATGGGCGACCTGTCCGGCGACCAGATCGCCCGGCAGCAAGGGCGTCCCATCCCGCCGCGTCACCGCCACCGCCGCCACCGCCGCCGCCGGGGTCCCGGCCATCAGGGTCAGGGTGGTGGCGCCGGTATTGGATGCCGCGACCTTGACCCTCAATGCCAGGCCATCGGCCGGCACGGCGGTCAGCGCCGGGCTGGGGGCGACCACCAGGGCGTTCGCGGCCCCGGCATCCACGGCGTAGGTCTCGGCACCGCGCTGCAACAGCAGCCGGATCGCGGCCAGCAGTTGGGTGAAGGTCCCGTCCAGCGCCAGGCCGCAATACTCGATGAACCGCGCGATCTCCTCCTGAACCGCGTTGAACCACGCGGCCTGAAGCTGGGTCGAGGGCGCGCCGGTGGACGGGCTGCCATCCTGGAACCCGTCCTTGCCGATCCCGAACAGGCCCAGGACCCGGGTGGAGGTCGCGATCCGCTGCATGGCTCAGCGCTCCGCGTGAACCAGCTCGAAGGCGAAGTTGGGCGCGGCGGTCTGGCCGGCGGCCCAGGTGTAGAGATACAGCGCCCAGCCCGGTTCGATCAGCACCGGCGGCACGTCGAGGGTCAGGCGCGAGGCGGTGGCGCCGCCGATCACGGCGTTGCCGGGCTGGGTCTCGCCGAAGCGCAGGGTGAACTCGTCGCCGACGGCGAGGGCCGCGGCCTTGACGGTGCGCGCGGTGAGCACCTTGCGCGGCGCCGTGGCGGCCCCCAGAACCAGGCCGGTCAGGCCCAGCACCAGCGCCGCGGAAGCGACCCGGCCCGAGGAGGACAGCGCCACGGGGGCATAGGGCGTCGCGGCCCCGGGCAGGCGGGTGGCGAGATCCAGCACCAGCGCCATGTTGTAATTGGTGCCGCCGGCCCCGGCCGCGGTGCAGAGCAGCTTGAGGCTGTCGGGCCGGAGGCGGGTGACGCCGGACCCGGCGGCCAGGGTGTTCTGGATCGCCAGGACCGCGGCGGTGGTGTCGGCGAAGGCGGTCTGCGCCGCCGTGCCCAGGGTGATGCCGGTCCCCGGCGCCGACGCGGTCGCCGGTCCCTGGCTGTAGGGGTTGGTCATGAACAGCGAGCCCTCGGCCAGCAGTGGCTCGTAGCGGTCGCCCGTGGGCTGCATGTAGGACTCGCCATAGCCGTTGCCGCGCAGGCCGATGCGGGCGGGTTCGCCGCCGCTGTCGGATCCGCGGGGCGGCCGGGCGAAGGCCGAGGGAAGCAGGGCGTTGAGAAGGGACATATCGGCAGCCTCTGAACGGCGGTTAAAGCGCGGGGTCGGCGCCGCCCGGCGCGGGCGCGTCGGGGGCGAAGATCTCGGGGTGTTCGGCCAGGGCGGCGAGGTCCTCCGGGCCGTTGCCGAGATGCTCGGCGAGCAGGTAGTTCGTGACCTCGACCGCCCGCAGCAGGCGGGTGATCAGGTCGACCAGCGGCCCGGCCGCCGCGACGGAGACGCGGAGGCCCTCGGCCGCGGATCCCGGGGCGGGATCGAAGCCGGTCAGGGTCGCCAGCATCGGCGCGGTGGCGGCGAGGCCGGTCCCGGCCTGCCCGGTCCCGGCGACGGCGCGCGGCGCGTCGAGGCCGCCGGCGGCGTTGACCAGCCCGGCCTGGACGGCGAGCGGATTGCCGGGGCCGACCGCGGCGCCGGTGCTGTCGAGCACGGGATGCGCGAAGGCGTAGTTGACGCCGTCGGTCCAGGCGATCACCTGCCGGGGCGTGCCGTCGCCGTCCAGCAGCTTCAGCGCCGTCTGTGTCCAGGTCATCACACCACCCCCGCGGCGAGGCCGCTATTGGCAAGCACGTTGAAACCGAGGCCGGTGGCGCGGCCGGCATCGCTGGCGCCATAGGCGAAGATGACGGTGGTGTGGGCCGGGGCGGCGGCCTTGATCACGCATTCCAGCAGCGGGAGCCCCCAGGCCTGGAGCGGGTCATCGCACAGGGCGTCGCAATCCATTTCCGTCACGGGGACCGCGCCGGCATTGACCTGCCAGGCATAGTTCCAGGCGCCGCCGTTGATGACATCGTCGCAGCCGCTGCCGGTCGTGAACGGCGGGAACACCGTGACGGTGATGGCGAAGCCGTAGTTGGCGGCCAAAGACACGAACCACGCGGGCGACTGCCCGCCGAGGCTGGTCAGCTTGGCCACCACCTGTTGCCGCCGCGCCGCCAGGCCGCTGGCGGGGCCGGCGCAGCAATCGGGCAGGCCGAGGGCGGTTTCCCAATCCGACAGCATCTCGGTGGTGGTGCGGGGATCGGCCTCGTTCAGAAGATCGTCGGCCCTGGCGTCGTCGAGCGCGAACTCCGGGGCCATGGCGCCCAGCACCGTGGTCAGGGTCGCGCCGGGATCGCGCGGCCAGGCGTCGCCGGGGGGCAACAATGCCTGTAATAGCGACAGATAGTCTGCGGCCGATCTCATGGCGCGGGAACTCGTGGGTACATCATGGCGCCACCGCCCAGGTGATGGCGCCGAGTTGGGCGATCTGGCCCGGGGCCATGACCACGTCGCCGGCCGGCGCCTGGATGATGTGATAGACCTCGCCCGCGGCCTGGCTAATGGCCTGGTCGATGCGGCTGCGGCGGAGAGTGCCGCCGGGACTGGCCTCGCGCAGGAACAGATCGGCGAGTTCGGCCTGAACAGCCGTCTCGACCGCGACGGTGGCGGGGTTGAGCGCGATCGTGAACGGCACCGGGACAGGCGTCGGCGCGAACACGACGACGCCGGCCGTTACCGGGGCCGCCGCGCTAACGGCGGCCTGGACCGCGGCGACCTCGGCCGCGCCGGGGATCGAGCCGTCGGTCATCACAAACGTGACCCCGACCGTCCCCGGCCCCTGCCAGCCGGGCAGGACCCAGACCGACCCGACCCCGGGCACGGTCTGCGCCCAGGCGACATAATCCTGGGCGGCTCCCCCCCGGGGCGGCTGCGCCAGGCGTTGCAGGATGCGCTGGCGGAGCGCGGTGTCGCTTTCGATATCGGCCCCGGCCGACAGCCCGTTTCCAGTGCCGTCGGCCGCCACCGTGGCGGTGGACTGGATGCCGGCTACCGGGGCCAGCAGGGTCAGGACGGTCCCGGCCGGGCTGTTGCCGGCCGCGGCGGCGACCACGGCGGTCACCGTCGCCGTGGCGGTGCCGTTGGCGTTCAGGGTCGCGTCGGCGGCTGTGGTGTAGAGGGTGGCGTCGTTGCGCTGAAGCTCGGTGCCGGCGGGCAGGACCGCGCCGCCATTGCCGGTCAGGGTGATGGTGCCGGATGCCGCCGCCGCCGGCCGCCGCGCCAGGCCCCACAGCCCGGCATGGCGGTCGAGCATGGCGCTCTCGGCGGTATCGGGCAGGATTTGCAGCGCGATCCAGGCCAGATAGCCGTTCAACTCGTGGCTGGCGATGGCCAGCATCCGGACCATCACGCCTTCGACCGTGCGCCGGGTGCGCGCGTCGGCGCCGGGCAGGGCCGCCTCGAATTCGGCGGCGATGCGGTCGCGCAATTGCTGGGGGGAGGGCCGGAGGAAGGGCATGCTATGTCCCCACCACCACAGTGGTATCCACCGTCACGCTGCCGCCGCCGGGCGGGGTGATCACCACCGCCAACCCCAGGATCCCCCGACCGGCCCAGGCGGCGGTGACGGTGACCGAGGCGGCCAGGCCATCGCCGATCAGCCAGGCCAGGGCCTCATTGGCATAGGTGATGGCCTGGCGCCTTGTCTGTTCGGTCTGCTTGGCCCGGGAAAGCAGCCACAGCCGCGAACCGATGCGGTCACCCTGGATGGTCGAGAGGGCGTCGCCTAGCCAGCCGCGCCGATTAAGGGCCGCGAGCGCCCGCGCCGACGCGCCGCTGGCGTCTGGCAGGACATCGCCCGGCCGGGCGCGGGCGTCGGTGAACAGGCTGATCAGCACCTGGGTGGTCAGTCCGGGGTCGGTGATCAGCCCCTGGGATCCCGCGACCAGATCGGCGCGCAGGTTGTCGTTGTCCCAGACCAGGGCGGCCAGGCCGGCCATCACATCTGCCCCTGGGGCGTCTGGGTCTTGGCCGGGCCGGCCACGACACCGCCATGGACATGGGCATCATAGATCTGGCGCATCCCAGCCATGGAGTTCCCGCCGGCGCCGCCCAGCGCGCTATCGCGGTCGGTGACATCGCCGGCGACATTGAGCGTGCCGGTGATCTCGACCAGGGGACTTTCGATCCTGACTTTGGTCGCGGCCACGACGCGGATGGTGCCGCCGGCCTCAAGGTGGATCAGGCTGCCGTCGAAGGTGTAATGGGCGACTTCGCCCGGCTTCAGACCGGTCGGCCGATAGCGCGGATCGTCCACGGCGACGGCGATCGGATGATCGCGATTGCCACCGACGAACAACAGCACAGCGGCGGCGCCAGCCAGCGGCACGCTGGTCGTGCCGTAATTCTGCATGCGATCGACCTCGCCGCGGGTCTCGCTCGCCAGCAGCCCGACCTGAAGCTGCTGCAACCCGCCGGCATCGGAGACCAGCTTCACCACGCCCCGGGCCAGCATCAGCATGACCCGGTCCTTCAGCGGCTTCAGGGCGCGGCCGAGGGTTTGCGTCATGATCCCGCCCCTCCCCCTTTGGCGCGGCCGCCCCCCCCACCCCGACCCTCCCCACAAGGGGGAGGGAGAGAATGCCTTTTTTTCTTCTTCCCCCTCCCCCGTGTGGGGAGGGCCGGGGTGGGGGTCTGACTCATTGCCACATTGCCTCCGCGCCGGTATCGGCCGCCGGCTCGGGGGTCAGCGCGTCCTGGGGCGCGATCTCCAGCGTGGTTCTTGTGCCGTGTTCGTCGCGGGTCAGGGTGACGCCGACGATCAGCAGCTTTTCCCCGGCGAGCGCGAGCCGCGGATCATTGACGGTGATCGGCCGGTTGACATTCCACATCCGCCCGGCGGCGTCGGTCCAGCCCGGCACGGTCGAGCGCATCCGCCGGGACCGGCCGGCCGCGACCTGGCGTTCCCAGGCGGCCCGATCGGCCAGGGTGACGGCGCTGCCCTGGCCCTCGGCCAGCACCACCCGGGGCCGCCAGCGGGTGATCGCGGGATCACTGACGCGGGCCTCCGGACCGGCCGAGGCGGCGGGATCGTCCTGGCCGCCCAGGCTTTCCTGCTGGCCGCGCACCACGATCAGCGAATGCCGGTCGGCATGGGACCAGGTCGCCGAGGTCGAGGTTACCCCAACCGTATGGGCCAGCGCCGGATTGAACAAGACCGTCGGCGTCGAACCCATGCCGGCCTGGGTCAGCACCAGGCCGCCGGTGCCGTCGCCGATGGCCAGCACGGCGCGGGCGCGGCAGGCGCGCTCGATCGCGGGCCATGCCTCTTCGCCGGGTTGCAGCGAGAAGCGCGGGAACGGCGGCCCCATATCGACCAGGGGCCGGACCGGGATGCCGAAAGGCTGGCAGATCCGGGTGACGATCGCGTCCAGGGTCAGCCCGTGCCATTCATGAGCACCATCGACCACGGCGGCGCTATCGACCAGATCGCCGGTGACATCGCGCCCGCTGATCGACATGTGATGATGCTCGGCGTCGTACTCGACACTGACCTCGTCGATCCAGCCGAGCAGCATGGGGATGGTGGCGACACCGGTCTTCGCCGCCGCCTTCAAGTCCAGCCGGCACGCGACACCGGGGAGGAAGGGCGGTGCCTGGCGGTTGGTCATGAACCGGTCATTGAGGGCCGCGAGTGCCCGCGCCAAGGTGACCTCCAGGCGGAAGGTGGTGGCGCATTGCTCCATGCGCCGGATCACCTCGACCCGGGTCCAGCCGGTCCAGGCGACGCCGTCCGCCCCAGGGCCGCGAGTGCCCGCGCCAACGGTCAGCACAAGGTCATTAAGCGGCGACGTCATTCAGCACCTCCAGGGTGACGCCGCCGGGGACGAAGGCCGGATTGGCCACGCCGTTGCGGGTGGCGATGTCGGCGCCGCGGTCGAACAGGGTGTCGAGGCTGTCGCCGTCGAGGCCATAGGCGACCAGATCGGCCGGCAGCGTCGCCGGCAGGGTCAGGGGCGAGAGGCTGGGCAGGGTCGCGGCGACGGCGCCGATCTCCGCGACCAGCGCCGCCCGGGTGGCGGCCAGGTCGGCATAGACCGCGTCCCACAGGGGAATGTTGGTGGTCTGGGCACCGACCTGATCGGACACGCTGTCGATGACGGCGACGGCGCTGTCGCGATATCCCACGGCCTGATCGCGCGATCCCCAGGCGACCAGAGGCATCAGCGTCGCGGCCTGGGCGACGGATCCCGCCTGGGCCAGCAGCACGAGGGCGGCCTGGTTGGTCGCCTGGGTCTGGCGCGTCGTGGTGATTAGCGGCACGGGGGCCAGGGCCGCGCCCCAGCCCGCGATGGCGAGCAGCGCGTCGAGCGCCGGCAGGCTGGCCGGATATTGCCCGGCCGAAGCGGGTTGCCAGGCGCTCGCGGCTTCCGTCTGCGGAACGGGCCACAGGGTCCAGCTTGGGGTTCCAATTGAAGCGGCGGCCGGGGAGGAGACCGCGGCGGCGCCGGCCGTGCCGAACGCGCCCAGTAGCCCGAGCACCGCAGCGGTGAACCCGGCCGGGCCGGTCAGCACCGCGGCGGCCAGCACGGCATCGGCCCCCAGCAGGGTGGCGCCGAGACCGGGCGCCAGGGACAGCAGCCCGGCGGCCTGGGCTGCCGTGCCGAGGGCGGCGGCCAGGCCCTGGCCCAGGACATCGGCGGCGGTGGTCAGCATATCGGCGCCGAAGGACAGCACGGACGATACCGCGGTGCCGATATCCGCCAGCAGCCCGGCCGCCGCCGACACCAGATCACCGGTGGTGTCTTCCGTGCCGGTGGGGGCCTGGGGCGAGGCGGGCGGCGGCACTTCCGTCACCTCGAAGCCGATCTCGACGACGCGGCCATAGTTCAGGTTGACCCGGGAGCGGGCGGCGCCGCTCTGGGCGACATCGATGTCGCCATAGACCGGATGGGTCAGCACCATGGGCCCGGGCCGGGCCAGCACCGCCTCCAGCGCCGCGGCCTGGGCCAGGGCGTCATCGCCGAGCAGCACCGCCTCGATCTTATGGGCGCGGTTGCGCGCACCGAGATCCTCGGCGTCGGGCAGGTCTCGGCCGGGATAGGTGAACCAGGCGACGCGGCGGCCAAAGCCGAGTTCCGTCGCCTTGACCAGGAACGGCACCCCGCCCAGGGAGGCGGGCAACAGGCTGTCGGTCCACCCCGTCATTCGCGGGAACTCGCCTTAAGGGCCGCGAGTGCCCGCGCCGACGTGCTCATGGGAACACCATGCTTGGGCCAGCCAGGTAATTGATCCCGGGATCATTGGCCCGCGCCCCGGTCACCCTGGCTGCCGTGCCGGGCGCGGCCTGAACCTGCGCCTGGATGGTGCCGCCGGCATCGACCCGCTGGGTTCCGGGCGCCTGGGCCGCGGTGCCGCCCTGGCCATAGACCGGGCGCGCATCCGGCGCGGCCGGGCCAGAGATGCCGAGACCGCGGGTCAGCGCGTTGTTGGCGACGAAGTCGAAGGCGCCGGATCCCGCCCGGGTCAGCTTGTTGTCGGTGGCGAAGGCGCCGAGATCATGGACGCCACCGATCACGTCGGCGACCAGGCCCTTGATGGTCTCGACGATCGGCTTGATCACGTCCAGGGCGCCCTGGAACGCCCGCTCGACCCGGGCCAGCAGCCGCTCGAAGAAGCCGGCGACATCGCGCCAGGCCCCGGTCAGTTCGGCGGCGGCCCCGGAAAAATCGCCGTGGATCAGATCGGTGATCAGCCGGATGTCATGGGTCAGAAGCTCGACGAACAGCTTGACCACCGCCATGGTGGCGTTGAAGGCGCCGCCCAGCACGACGCCGACGGCGTGGCCGAGATCGGCCAGGGACGGCGCGGCGCCGTCGGCCGCGCCGACCAGCCGGGCGAGAGGCGCCACCAGATCCCGGACCGCGGCGCCGAGTTGCCCGAACGCCGCTTCGACGCCGTCCAGCGGCGCCATGACCGAGCGGAAGCCGTCGGCGATGCCCTGATAGTACCGGCTGAGGGGCCCCCACAGCGCCCAGGCCGCCAGCGCCACCGCCACGATCCCGGCCAGAGCCAGCCCGACCGGGCCGGCGATGACGCCGAACGCGCCCCCGACGATCCCCACGGCCACGGTGACCGTGCCGATCGCCGCGGCCAGCGCCGCGAAGCCGGCGGCGCCTTCAAACAGGATCCGGGTCAGGCCCTGATGGCGCTCGGCCCAGCCGGCGACCATGCCGGCGAGATCATTGAAGCGGTCGATCAGCGGCTTCAGATCCTCGGCGAAGCCGCTGGCCAGCGACGCCCACATATTCTTCAGGGTGCCGGTGAAGGCGTTCCACTTGTTCTCCAGCGTCCCCATCAGGGTGTCCATGCGGGCGCCGAGATCCGCCTGGCCGTCCATGGCGCCCAGCGCCTTATCCAGGCCCGCCGTCCCCATATGGATCAGCGTGCCGGCCATCTGCCCGGCCTGTTCGCCGAACAGGTCGTGCATGGCGCGAACCTGATCCTGCGGGTTCAGCGCCTTCAGCTTTTCAAACTGGGCGACCATGTTTTCGAGGCCAAGGAACTTGCCGTCCTTGAAGAAATTCATCTCGATGCCGAGTTGCTTGAATTTCCCGGCCCATTCGTCGTTCTTGCCCTTGTCCAGGAGCTTGTCGAAATTGGCGACCCGTTCCAGCACGTCTTTCATGCCGGTGCCGAAGATCGACCCCGCGACCCCGGCCTGATTGGCCGCCCCGGCGATGGCCATCATGGTCTTGGCGCCATCCAGCCCCTGGATGCCGAGCTGGTGCAGCGCCGGTGACAGATATTCGAGCGAATAGGCCAGTTCCCCGGCCTTGAGCCCGAAACCGTATTGGGTGCGCTGAACCAGATCGGCGAATTTGTTCAGGTCACCGCCGGCGACGCCGAAGGAATGGCTGAACTGGACGGCGTAGCGGGCCGCCGCCTCGCCGCTTTCCCCCGTCACCACCTTGAGCCTGGCGGCGGCCTCCAAAGCCCCGGCCGCGATGTCTTTGGAGCTTTCGCCCATCTCCTTCAGCGTGCTGGCCACGGCGGCGAAATCGGCATGGGTGCCGGGCAGCAGATTGCCAAGCTGGATGGTTTTCTGATTGATGGCGTCGAAGAACGGATCGACGGCGCCGCTCGCGTCCAGGAAGGCGACCTTCATCCGGGTCATCTGCTGTTCGAGTTCGGCGAAATCCTCAAGCGGCCGCTTGAGCAATTCCCCGGTCAGCACCCCGGCGCCGATCTCGCCCAGCGCCTTGAGCTGCTCGCCCATCTTGCGATGCGCCTGGCCCAGGCTCTCGACCTGCGCCGTGACCGCGCGTAGTGGGGCCGTGGCCTGATCCACGGCGCGCAGGATGATCGAGACCAGAAGGTTAGGATCGCTCATGGCCGACCCTTTGGCACGGGCACCCCCACCCCGGCCCTCCCCACAAGGGGGAGGGAGAAGAAAAATCTCTCCCTCCCCTTGGAGGGCCGCGCGTGCCCGCGCCGAAGTGTGGGGAGGGTTGGGGTGGGGGGCCGCTCACTCATAAGCCCTCGCCAGTTCCGCGTGCCACGCGAGAACGCTGTCCCAGGGCCGGGCCATCAGATCGTCCAGGGCCCAGCGATAGCCCAACGCCAGGTCACTCATGACCCGTCGCCAGTTGCCGGGGATGGCTGCGAAAAACCCTGGATCACCGTGGCGGCCCGGGTGATGTCGGTGAGATCCATGCGGTCGTAGACCAGCACCGGAACCCCGGCCAGGCGCGGGATCAGGATGCGCGGGATCGCCTCCGGCTTCGCCCCGGCGATGGCCTCGATATCGGCCCCGGTGATGCGGCGCAGGCGCAACTCGACAATGGTGTCTTCGGTCCCGCCGCGACCGTTTTTCAGCGCCACCGTCACCGGATATTCCAGCGGCAGGGTGACGCTGCCGTCGGGGTTCTGGACCGGTTCCATCACATCATCTCCTGCGCCGGCTGCCCGGCGAGTTTGAGTTCGACCTCGCCGGTGCCGTCGGTGACGGTGGGCGGCATGGTCACGAAGGCGTCGGCAATGACCCAGGTCTGGCCGGTATCGGCCTCGAAGGTGACGGTGGCGCCGGTGACGGCGCCGAGCGCGGTCAGGGAGGTCCCGGTGGTGACCGCGGTCTTGATGTCCAGGGTCGCGTTCATGACCTCCTGGGCGTAGCCGACCACCTGGCCGACAATGACCGGGTTGCGCTTGAAGCCGCCGATATCGAGCTTGGCGCCCTTGGCGGTGAGGATGACGGCGCCGTTGATCTTGACGGTGGCGAGGCCCAGGAATTGCGGCATGGCGATGGCCTCCCGTTACAGGCTGAACTGGATTTCGGCGGCGACGACGCGGAGCTGGGCGATGACCTCAGGCGGGATCAGGCAGTCGAGGCGGTCGGGATCGCCGGCATTGCGCGCCACTTGCAGATTGGCGGCGAAGGCCGCCGGGTTCTGAACCAGGCCGGCGGTCAGCCAGAGTTGGAACCGGGCCAGCAACTCGGCGCGCATGACCTTGGGGGTGACGACGACGGTTGAGACGGTCTGATCGGCGGTGGCCACGGCGTTGACCGTGGCGCCGGCCGTGGTGCCGTCATTGGCGAGCTTGGCGCGCGGATACTTCAGCGCGATCAGGGTCCGGACGTCGTAGCGCAGATAGGCCAGGGTGCGCAGAACCTCGACATCCAGGAACGACGGATCGGCGGCGCCGGTGGCCGCGGTGGTGTAGGTGGTGATCGCGCGTTCGATCTGGACGGTGCCGTCCGCGGCGACCTTGAAGGTGGCGATGCCGCTGTAGAGCAGGGTGTTGCGGGTGGCGAACAGGAAGCGGTCGGCGACGGCCGGCGCCAGCACCCCGGTCAGGGTCAGGGTCTGCAACGGCCTGGCCGGGTCGATCGCCAGGTAATAGGCCGCGATCCCGGCCAGCACCGCCGCGAACTCCCAGGGCGGCGTGGGAGAGTTCTGCGACGCCATCAGGGTCAGGAACGGATAATTGATGTTTTGGCCGATGGTCTGAACCTGGCCGGCGGTGCCGGTGATCACGCCCCAGCAATGGCCGTCATGCTGAACCAGCGGCCCGAAATTGGCGACCAGCCAGGTCTCGATCGCGGTCAGGCTGGCGGCATCGGTCCAGGGCGTGACGATGTCCGAATACCAGACTTCGCCCAGCGCGCTCAGCAGCGGCTGAACCAGGGGATTGCCGGCGCCGCCGGTCAGGGCGGTCAGGGTCAGCCCCAGCCCGGCCGGGATCGGCTCGGCATAATAGCTGATGCGTAGGTCGATGCCGTTGCCGGCCAGGCCCTTATGCAGCGCGGTCAGCGGCACTACCGCCGGCGCGCCCGCGGCCGGGTTGGCGGCGGTGACCGGCAGATCGGGGAGCGCCTGGATCGCGGTCGCGATGGCGCCGGCGACCTGGGCGGCGGTCATTCCCGCCGTGATCCCGACACTTACCGGCTGGCCGCCGATATAGAGATACAGGGTCCCGGCCGCCGTCGGCGCGGTGGTGACGGTGATCGCGCCTGTGGCCGCGGATCCCGCGGCGAGATCCAGGGTCGGGCAGGCCCAGGTCTCGGTGAAGCTGTTGGCGCCCAACAGCATGGTCGCCATGCGCGCCAGCATGGAGCCGCGGCCGAACAGCCCGATGGCTTGCGCGCCGCTGGTGATCAGCACGGGGACCAGCGGCGTGGCGGTCCCCGTCGCCAGCATCTGGCCCAGCAGCATGATGCGGGTCGGCATCTGCGACAGATCGGTGACCGCCTGGCTGCTGTCGATTTCGACATAGACCCCGGGGACCCGCAGATTGACCGGGATCGAGTTGAAGGTGATGGTCACGGCGTGGCCCCGTTCTGGTCAGCGGGAAGAAGAGAGGGGGAATGCCGTCCCCCGCTCCCGGCATCATCCGCTTGGCGCGGGCACTCGCGGCCCTCAGTGATGGTCCCGGCGGCCAATCCGCCGGGCACGGTAGCCCCCATCCGAGGGGGAGCCTGTTGAGTGCCAGCGGCGGCGGCATCCGCCGGGGAGGGGCCTGATGACGACACCTCCACTGCACACCCCCCATCGGGGGATCCCATCAAAACCACATCCCCGTCGCGCAGCAGCCGCCGCCAGTAGTCGGTTTCAGGGACCATCGCCCCGCCGCGCGGCAGCGGGCGCCGGGTGGCGGGATCGACGATGATCAGGCCCGGCGCCGGGGCGACATGCAGGGTGGCGGGCGCGGGCCCGGGGCCGAACAGGATGCTCATGAGGTGGCTCCCGGAAGCAGGACGGTATCGGTGGCGGCGGTGACGGTGTCGAGATCCCAGGTCGCCTCGAAGGTCTGGAACGGCGGCAGCGGCGCCAGGGCGTCGGCGCCATAGGCCAGGCTCAGCGGCACGGTGAACACCAGGCCGTAGACGGTGCGGCCCTGACTGGCGAAGGCGGCCCCGGCCAGATTGTCGGTGTCGCGCAGGATCAGGGTGCCGATGCCCGGCACCACCGCCCGCTCCAGCGTCGCGACCGCGCGGGTGATCATGTCGAAGGCGCCGATGGTGACGCCGTCGCCCCGGCGCCGCGCGGTCTCGCCCGCCGCGTTGGCGGCGACCACGTAAACGCCCCAGCGGCTCATGATCGCGCAGGCCGGCAGCGCGTCGTCGCGCTGTCCCCCCAGGAACGACACGAACAGACCCGGCGCCACATGCAGGATCCGCCCCAGCTCGGCATCGTCCAGCCGCGCCGGGGAGGTGTCGATCTTCTTGACCGTGGCGCCGAAGGCGGCGGTCAGGGTGGTGACCAGGAAATCCTCGACGGTCCCGAGAGGATTGATCATGTCGGCGCGGGCACTCGCGGCACTCATGGCCGTCCTCTTCCCAGCAACCGGCCGAACGGATGCAGGAACGCGCCCAACTCGCACCCCTGAAAGCCGCGCAGGCCCCGGCTGATGCCGATGCCGACCGGGACAGGCGGCACGGTGCCGTCGGGCAGATCGAGCATCGCCTTGCCGGCGCCGAGATCGCGCAGATGGGTCATGGCGGCGTCCCGGGCCGCCTTGACCGCGTCGGTCGGCAGGGTCCCGGGCGTGCTGGCATAGATCAGCGCCCGGGCCAGGTCGCATTCCAGCCGGCCCAGCAGGGGCGGCACCACCGGCAGCGGCAGGGCGTAGCGCGGCCTCAGATAGCTGTCGATGATCGCGCCGGCATCGTCCAGGGCCTGCTGGGTGCGCACCGGATCGACCCCGCCATTGCCGTCGGGGCAGAGTTCCCCCAGTTCGGTGGCGCCGAAGCGTTCGGTCAGATCGGCGAGGGCGGCGTAGGACATGGGTCCGCGGCCCTCAATGCACGTTCTGGATCAGCACGCCGCTGCTGATCCCGGTCAGCAACGGGACGCGCTCCAGCGTGACGCCGTAGATCCAGCTTTTCGCCTGATTGTCGAAATACGGCACCTCGACCATGGGGTTGCCGCGCATGGTGTAGGTGTAGCCGAAGCTGGGCTGTTCCAGGCCGCCGGGGGTCTGGGGGGCATAGGCGAGCACGGCGTTGTTGCCCCAGATATCGCTGAAGACGCCGGTATTGGGATCGGCGGTGACGCCGCGGCCGACCACGACTTTTTCGATGTCGAAGAAACTCGCCATCATGTCCGGGGTGATGCTTTCGTGGCTGGTGTACTGGAACCGGGCCACCAGCGCGGCATTGGTCTTGGCGGCGCGATAGGCCACGGCCGACAGCAGCAGCACATTGGGATACTGCCCGCAGGTCTCGCGAATGATCTCCTTGCCGTCCTCGATATTCGCGACCACGGATCCCGCCGCCGAACTCCAGTTATTGGCCGCGGTCAGGGCCATGACATTGGCGGCGGGATAATTGGCCGCCGTGGTCGCGAGCGTGGCCTGATCGACCTCCTTGGACAGGGCGATGGCCCCCATGG